TGAAGAAGTGGGTAAAAAAATTATTGATGGCCATAAATGGTTCTTTAAAAAGTTTTATCCTGAGGCATTATAAGTTATAAATAGAAGAAATAACGGAGATTTTTTATGTACATATACCCAATAGCTGCTCAGGTAGCCGATTCAACATCAGCAGCTTCACATAATTCAAGTAAAATATATGCAGTAAATACTGCAGCTGTAGCAACTGAATATTTGATAACTATTAAAAATGGTTCCGCCACATTTGCAACTTTTACTCTTGAAGGACAACAATCAATGATAATAGGTAAAAACAAAACCTATACTATTGAAGCAGCTAATTCAGCAGTTAAGTTTACAGCAATCGGTACAGCGAGTAAATAATAATGGCAAATCCGAACTCTAGGCAAACATTAATTGATTATTGTTTGAGAGCTCTAGGAGCTCCTGTAATAGAAGTTAATGTTGATGATGATCAAATATCTGATAGAATAGACGAAGCAATTCAGTTCTATCAAGAATATCATGGGGATGCTGTAAGACGTACACTCCGTTATCATAAACTTACAGCATCCGAAAGAACTCGTGCAAACGACTCACCCTTTGGTGCAACTAGAAACTCACCTGAGTTTAGTATGTATATTGATATACCAAATCACACAAATATGTTATCTATAAATCGTATTTTACCACTACATGATTCAGGAACAACTAATCTTTTTTCTATTGATTATCAATTACACTTAAATGATATATTTGATCTTGGTGGCCCGTATGGTGGTGGACTTGTTAATTATGAGTTAACTAAACAGTATATGTCATTAATCGATAGAAACATAAATGGTGTATTTGAACCAATACAATTTTCTAGACACAAAAACAGAATTTATTTTTATGGTGATACTTTAAGAAGTAAAGCAGTAGATACTGTTCTTATCTTTGATGGATATGAGATTATAAATCCTGAAACATATACAGATGTTTATAATGATTACTTTTTAAAGAAATATGCAACAGCTTTAATTAAAAGACAATGGGGAATAAACCTAATCAAGTTTGAAGGAATGCAACTTCCTGGCGGTGTTACTATTAATGGAGAAAAGATTCTTACTGATGCCACTGAAGAAATTGAAAAACTTGAAACAGAGATGTTTCTTCGATTCGAAGAACCCCCACATTTTGTAATAGGATAATGAGATGCCCCGCAATGTATACTTTAGTCAAGGAACATCATCAGAACAAAACCTCTACGAAGATATAACGACAGAGGCTTTACGAATTTATGGGCATGAAGCATACTACATTCCCCGTAAGATTGTAAACGAAGATCAAATTTTTGATGAAGACCAATTAAGTTCTTTCGGTTCAGCATACATGATAGAATCTTATGTTGCTAACACTGATGGCTACGAAGGAGAAGGTGATCTTCTTACTAAGTTTGGTTTAGAAATACGAGATCAAATCACACTTGTTATATCTAATAGACGCTGGGAACAATTAATTGGTAGACATATTGCAACAGATCAAAGTCTTGATAGAACTGTAGTTCGTAGACCAATGGAAGGTGATTTAATTTATCTTCCTTTTGTTAAAGGTCTTTTTGAAATTCAGTTTGTAGAACAAGAAGACCCATTCTATCAATTACAGAATCTTCCAACCTTTCAACTTAAATGTGAGTTGTTCGAGTATGGTGGAGAAGATATTGATACTGGTGTTGATGCAATCGATACATACGAAACACAGTTTGCAACTAGAACATTATTAGGTCTTGGAACAGGAAGTGGTAATTATATTATTGGTGAAGATGTGACACAATCACATGGTGGTGGAATTTCTATATCAGCAGAAGTCCAGTCTTATGATTCACCAATACTAACTGTATATGGTACGACTTCAAGATCATCAGATACACCATTAGGATTTGCTCTTACTGCTGGTGATATTGGAAATATCATAGGTTCATCTTCAAGTGCATCATATAAGATTACAGACTTATCTCCTGAATCAAGTGATTCTCCATTTGCTGCTATGAACGACAATGATGATGACGCAGATAACGAGTTCTTCGAAACTATTGGTAATAACTTTATAGATTTTTCGGTATCTAATCCATTTGGATTACCTAATGTAATAGGATAATATGTTAACAGGGATACATTTTTATAATCAGACTGTTAAGAAAGCTGTATCAGTATTTGGTACTCTTTTTAATAACATCAAGATAGTTAAGCCAGGAAAGGCTGAAACTCGTGTACCTATTGCTTATGGGCCTGCACAAAAGTTTCTTACTAGACTACAAGATGCTGGTGCAGACACAGATCGTATTGCTCTTAAATTACCTCGTATGAGTTTTGAAATTAATAGTATGGAATATGACTCTGAAAGAGCATTGAATAAGATGAATAAAGTAACTTCATCACGAGGGGAAACTTCTAACAAAACAGTTTTTCAAGGTGCTCCATATAATATTGGTTTTACTTTAACAATTATAGGAAAAGATCAGGATTCAGTATTACAAATTTTAGAACAAATACTTCCAACATTTAGGCCAGAATATACTATCTCTATTAAAGATATGATGACAACAGGAAAAAGTATGGATGTTCCTGTGATTTTAAATTCAGTTACACTAGAAGACGACTACGAAGGAGATTATACTTCTCGTAGGGTTATAACATACGCACTTGATTTTACAATGAAAGTAAACTTTGTTGGAAAAGTTGTTGATTCTGCAATTATTAAAACAGCAGAAGCATATCTTCATAATTCACCAGCAACTGTGGACATAGTTAGTAGTAACAGTCCATTAAGTGGTATTAAAGTTATAAGTGAAACAAGACCACCAATAACTGGTTGGTCAGGTGCTACTGTTGATAGCGGTACTACATTTACATACAGTACACATACACCTAGTTCATTATCACCAAGAAGAATTACTGTTTCAGGTTTAACTTCTCAGAATACATATTATGGTGGTGTTTATAAACAAGTTGATACTTTAGTGAATGGTAAAAAGACTTTTACAAAAGAAACTAGTACATTTGCAGATAATAACCTTGATTTAAATAATAGATTCCAGTGGAATGGAAGCAATTGGATATTATTTGACACATTAGGTGGAACAGTAATTGCTACAGCAGTTAGTGCTGAGTCACCAAATACATTTACTGCAACTACCACATTTGGCTTTAGTAATTTAAGTCCGAGTAGATAATGAAAAAAGATGAAATAATGAAAGCACTGGAAGATAATATGGATATTCTTCCAGCTAAAAAGAAAACTGTAGAAGATTCAGATATAGTTCATGATACAGAAACAGATGTAGAATTTGTTCGTGATAATCTTAAAAACCTTATATCTAAATCTAGTGAAGCCTTAGAGCATTTATCAGTAATAGCACAAGAAACAGAACACCCAAGAGCATTCGAAGTTCTATCTAATATGATAAAACAAACAGGTGATCTGACTACTGAATTACTAGATGTTCAAAAGAAAAGAAAAGATATTACTCAGGAAAAGAATCAGGGCGAATCAGGTCGAACTACAAATAATGCTATATTTGTTGGCTCTACAAAAGAATTGCAACAAATGTTGAAGAAGGCTGAAGATGTCATTGAGGAGTAATGGAGGCTATCTTGGCAATCCACTGATTAAAGCAGATGGATTTGTGCACGACTATACACAAAAAGAAGTTCAAGAATACATGAAGTGTTCTAAAGACCCAGTATACTTTGCAGAAAACTATATTAAAATAACAACCCTTGACAAGGGATTATCGGAGTTCAAACCTTATGATTATCAAAGAGATATGTTTAAACATTTTAACGACAATCGTTTCTCGATTGTTCTTGCTTGTAGACAAAGTGGTAAATCGATTAGCTCGATTATCTACATTCTTTGGTATGTTTGTTTTAATCCAGACAAAACTGTAGCAATCTTAGCAAACAAAGGTGCTACTGCACGTGAGATGTTAGCTAGAATAACACTAGCATTAGAACATCTTCCGTGGTTTTTGCAACCAGGCTGTAGAGAATTAAACAAAGGTTCTATTGGATTCTCAAATAATTCAAAGATTTTAGCATCAGCTACATCAGCTAGTTCTATTCGTGGTCTTTCTGTTAACTTACTGTTCCTTGATGAGTTTGCTTTTGTTGAGAATGCAAATGAGTTTTATACTTCTACATATCCTGTAATTACAGCTGGTACTGAAACTAAAGTTATAATCACATCTACAGCAAATGGTGTAGGTAATCTATACTATAAACTGTATGAAGGTGCTACTCAAAACTTAAACGATTTCAAACCATTCAGAGTTGATTGGTGGGACGTTCCTGGCCGTAATGATGAATGGAAACGTATGACTATTGCTAATACTTCTGAACTTCAGTTCGAACAAGAGTTTGGTAATAATTTTATTGGAACATCTAATACACTTATATCATCAAATACTATAATGGGTTTACAAGCTAAAAAACCCCTCAGAAGAAGTACAAAGGGTGTTATCTATTACGAAAAACCAATCAAAGAGGTACTTTATATTCTTACTGTAGATGTTTCTAAAGGTCGCGGACAAGATTATTCTACATTTAATGTGATTAAAGTTACTGACGATGGTTATTTTCAAGTAGCTACATTTAGAGATAATATTATTTCACCACTTATATTACCTGATATTGTTATGTCAATTGCAAAAGAATACAACGAAGCACTTGTAATAGTAGAAAGTAATGATGTTGGACAGGTTGTTTGTAATGCAATATACTACGAATATGAATATGAGAATATGTTTGTTGAGTCAACTGTAAAATCTGCAGGTGTGGGTGTTACAATGACTAAGAAAATTAAACGTATTGGATGTTCACACTTAAAAGATTTAATCGAAATGAATAAATTAAACATAGTAGATGCTGATACAATATCTGAATTATCTACTTTTGAAGTAAGAGGTTCAAGTTATCAAGCTAGTCAAGGTAATCATGATGATTTAGTTATGAATCTTGTATTGTTTTCATGGTTTGTTTCTTCAGAAGCATTTGGAGATATTGCAACAAAAGATTTAAAACAGATGTTATTTAATCATTCTATACAAGAAGCAGAAGATGATTTAGCACCTATTGGTGTAATTCAGGAAGATCGTGGTACAGAATCAACATATTATGATGAATTAGCTAAACAATTAAGAGACTTCAATAATCTCTAGTTTCTACTATTTATAAATAGAGGTGTTATTGAGATAGAAACTTATTATGAAAATTTAATCTTATTATTTAACAAAAAGGAACAATTATGGCATTCCAAGTATCTGCAGGAGTCGAAGTAAAAGAAATCGACTTAACAAATGTGGTTCCAGCAGTTTCTACCTCTATTGGTGGTTATGCAGGGCCATTCAGATGGGGCCCCATTGAAGAAATTACTTTAATTGGCTCCGAGACTGAACTGGTAACTCAGTTTGGTAAACCCAAAAGTGTTGCTCCTACTAACGAAAGCTTCTTTACTGCAGCTTCGTTCTTAAAGTATGGAAATGCACTAAAAGTAGTTAGAACAACAGACACTGCTCTCAAAAACTCCGTAGCCGGAGGAATTGGGGGAAGTCTTACTTCATTAACATTCGACGCTAATTCACCAGTCGGTGGCTCGTCGTTTGAAAACATTTCATCACCAACTGTTCTAATCAGTGATTTTGTAATCACATCAGACAACGGTTCTGGAGCTGAAGTTACACCTAGTTATCAAGTAGGTGGACAAGCAGTGAAGCCTGGAGAAAGAGCTTCAGGTGTTGCTATAGCATCAGCTGGTTCTGGTTATACAGCAGGCAATGTAGTAGGTGTTGATTTAGGAGAAGGAAAAGTTCTACCTATTAGAATTACAACTGTAAATGGTAGTGGTGGCGTAACGGCAGCCGCACCCAATAGTCCTACAGTTAGTACATCGACATTAACAGTTGTAACTCCGACACAATTTTCGAGTGTTGCTACAACAGCAGCCTCAGCTAACACATCACCAGCAAGTGGTTCAGGATTCTTAGTTAATCTTACATACTTTGCTAATGGATTTTCGGTGGTGTCTGGCGGATCAGGTTATCAAGTAGCTTCTGGTGCTAATGATTCACCTAATTTTAAATTGTTTGGTGACGGTACATTACTATTTCCAATAGGAGGTGATTCACCTAGAACATACGATGGATCAACTGATAATAATATTGGTAGTAACTTAAACCCTACAATAACAGCATCGTCTTCTTCAACAGCAGCCCTTATTAAAAATGAGGACAGCTTTGAAGCAATCAAAGGGACATTAACAGGAGATATATTCTCTCGTTATGCTGGAGCATTAGGTAACTCTACAAGAGTATACATTGTAAATGCAACAAATGCTAGTACTATAGTATTCAACGGAACTACAAACAAAGTATCGGATCAATTCGATGCAGCACCAACAGGTAATGAACTTCACATAATGATTACATCAACTGCTGATGAATTCACAGGAAACGGAACAGTCGAAACTGAAGTTGAAAAATGGGCATTCTTAAATGCTGTATCAACCTCTAAAGATGTTGACGGTTCAAGTAACTATTATGTTAATGTAATAAACGAATCATCTGAATGGATATTCATTCCATCAGCTATTGGTAGTGTCACAACTCTAAATGCTACAACTGGTGTGTTTGCACTAGGTAGTGGTGTTGATCAAGGGACTACAGTAACAGCTGGAGATGTTGTTTCAGGTCTTGATTTATTTGATGATCCTGAAAACGAAGATGTTGGTTTATTATTCTCAAAAGCCGATGCAAACGGTGATAATACTATTGGTAACAAAGTATTAGCTGTAGCTACGGCAAGAAAAGATACTGTTGGATTCGTAAGTCCAGCTGTAGACGACACTAAACATCAAACTGAAACTAATGCATTAACAAATGTCAAAGATTATAAAGCTTCTCTATCAGCGCCAGATTCATACGGTGTGATGAGTTCTACATCAGCTTATATTTACGACAAATACAACGATCAATTCCTTTACATTGGTACACAAGGTCACTTAGCTGGTCTATGTGCTAATACTGATCGAGTTGCAGAAGCATGGTTCTCACCAGGCGGATTCAATCGAGGTCAGTTGAAGGGTGTAACTAAATTGGCATTTAATCCTAAGAAAGCTACTAGAGACGAACTCTACAAAGCAGGAATTAATCCAGTTGTTACATTCCCTGGCCAAGGTACAGTCTTGTTCGGTGATAAGACATTACAATCTAAACCATCTGCATTCGATAGAATCAATGTTCGTAGATTGTTTATCACACTTGAGAAAGCAATAGCAACAGCAGCTAAGTTCCAGTTGTTTGAGTTGAACGATGAGTTCACAAGAGCAACATTCCGTAACTTAGTAGAACCTTTCTTAAGAGATGTTCAAGGACGGAGAGGTATTACAGACTTCTTGGTTGTTTGTGACGAAACAAATAACACAGGACAAGTAATTGACTCTAATCGGTTCGTAGCTGATATATTCATTAAACCAGCACGAAGTATTAACTTCATCACACTGAACTTCATTGCCACAAGAACTGGTGTTGAGTTTTCAGAGATCGTTGGAAACGTATAAATAATAGGGAGTAGATAAAAATGGCAACATTTAGAATAGATGACTTTAAGTCAAAATTAGTAAGCGGTGGAGCGAGACCTAATCTGTTTCGTTGTACTATTAACTTCCCTAGTTATGCTGGTGGAAACTCTGAACTTACTTCGTTTTTATGTAAGGCAGCTCAGTTACCATCATCTGTAGTCGCACAAATTGACGTTCCTTTTAGAGGGCGTCAATTAAAGATTGCTGGTGATCGTACATTTGAAAACTGGACTGCTACTATTACAAACGAAGCTTCATTTGAAGTCCGTGATTCATTCGAAAGATGGATGAATGGTATTAACGAGCATGTCTCTGGTACTGGATTGGTTAACCCAGTCGATTATCAAGCTGACATATTAGTTGAACAATTAGGACGAAATGATGAGATTCTAAAAGCGTGCAACATCCGTGGCGCTTTTCCAGTAAACTTGGGTGCAATCGAATTAGCTTACGAAACAACTGATACTTTAGAAGAATTCACTTGTGAATTTGCTTATCAGTATTGGGAAGCAGTTAACGTAACATCATAACAATATTTAAAGGGTAGCCACCTTCGGGTGGCTTATATCCCTTTTTAATCAGGAATTATAGTATGGCAGAAATTTTTGGATATGAAATAACTAAAAAGGTCGGTGACAAAGATAAGGTCAAGAAAGCGGCCGATAAAGTTGTTTCGCCGATTCCGTATGACCCAGAAGTAGGTGGAATATCTGTATCTACAACTGTGGGTGGATATTATGGACAAGTATATGATTTGGATGGTACACATTCAGATTCTGAAAACGATTTAATAATTAAGTATCGAGAGGCAGCTAGACAACCAGAATGTGATTCAGCAGTTTCCGATATCGTAGATGCAGCAATAGCTTCGTCTGATAAATCAGCACCAGTAGAACTATTACTGGATGAATTAGATTTTGCTGATAATATTAAAAAAGAGATTATAGAAGAATTCAATAATGTCTTAGAATTATTACGATTTAATAAACGAGCAAATGATATGTTTAAAGATTGGTATGTAGATGGCCGAATCTTTTTTCACATGATTGTTGATGACAAAAATCCTAAAAAGGGTATATTAGAATTAAGACCTATCGAACCACTTGCTTTACAAAAAGTAAGAGAAGTAGAGAAAAAGACTGATCCTAAAACAAAAGTAGAAATAGAAAAAACTGTTAATGAATACTATGTTTATTCAGAAAAGTATAAATCTAAAACTTCTGGTGGTTCAACAAAGATTGGTGGAGTAAAGATTGCAAAAGAAGCTATTATAACAGCTAATTCAGGTATCACTGATCCTAGTCGTAAGAGAATAGTATCACATCTCCATAAGGCAATCAAACTTGTGAATCAATTAAGAATGATGGAAGATTCACTTGTTGTATATCGTGTATCACGTGCACCTGAACGAAGAATTTTTTATATCGATGTTGGTAACTTACCTAAGAACAAAGCAGAAGAGTATGTAAACAATGTTGTTTCAAAGTACAGAAACAAACTTATATATGATGCTAACACAGGTGAAGTAACTGACGATAGACGCCACATGAGTATGTTAGAAGATTTTTATCTTCCAAGACGTGAAGGTGGTAGAGGAACAGAGATTACTACACTATCTGGCGGTGAAAACCTTGGACAGATAGAAGATGTTGTATTCTTCCAGAAGAAACTTTATAGAGCTTTAAATGTACCTGTAAGTCGGCTTCAAGAAGATGATTCTTATGCGTTTGGTAGAGCCTCCGAAATATCTAGAGATGAGGTCAAATTCCAAAGATTTATTGATAGGCTTAGGAAGCAGTTTGCAGGTATTATATTAGATACTCTTAGGGCACAGTTAATCCTTAAAGGAACTATTGAACGAAAAGAATGGCCTGAAATGGCTGAAAAAATCAATATTGACTTTATTGAGGATAACTATTTCTCAGAACTCAAAGAGTATGAAATATTAAAAGAACGGCTAGCTATGGCATCAGAGATGGAAGATTTAGTTGGTAAATACTTCTCTGTTAAATGGTTAAGACAAAACATTCTAAGACAATCTGAAGAAGATATAGAAAGAATGGATAAAGAGATTGAAGACGAAGTTAAAAAAGGTGATCTTACAAAAGATGACGATGAGGACGATCTCTAATACAAAAATGTTATAAATAAGGAATAAGACTATGAGTGATGCAACGCAAATATTTAATTCATTGTTACGAGATGATAAGGATGGTGCACAGGCTGCCTTTGACGACACAATAAAGTCAAAGATGGGAGATGCACGCGAAATTCGTAAGATTAAACTTACGGCGGACATTTTTAACACAGGCGATAATAATGAAACTAATAACTGAACATACAGACGAGAACTTAGATTATCTCGTTGAAGAAAAAGACGGTAAAAAGAACACCTTTATCGAAGGTGTATTCATGCAAGCAGAAAAAATGAACCGTAATAAAAGAATTTATCCGAAAGAAGTATTGGCAGAAGCTACTAAAAAATACGTTTCGGAGCAAGTTAAAACTGGTCGGGCAGTTGGTGAACTAGATCACCCTGAAGGCCCACAGATTAACTTAGATAAAGTTTCACACAAAATTACCGAACTCAAATTTGAGGGTAATAATGTTGTTGGAAAAGCACTGATACTTGACACACCGATGGGTAAAATCGTGAAAGGACTGATTAATGGTGGAGTAAAGTTAGGTGTTTCTAGTCGTGGTATGGGAACTGTTGAACAAAAGGACGGGAAAACCTACGTTAAAGATGACTATATGTTGTCTACTGTAGACATTGTTCAAGACCCCTCCGCACCTGCTGCCTTCGTAGATGGCATTATGGAAGGTGTAGAATGGGTTTATGAAAGTGGAGTCTTAACACCTCAACAAATTGAAAAATATGAGACTGAAATTCAAACTACTTCTTCCGTGCGACTCGCAGAGGCGCAGGAAAGAATCTTTCAGGATTTCCTCTCGAAACTCTAAAACAAGAAGGTATATTAAAAATGGCAGAAGAAATAAAGACGGACGTTGTTGAAGACGTTCAAGAAGACGCCCTTCTTGAGGATACGGAAGTTGTTGAAGAAACAGCAGAGGATTCGAAAGAAGACAAGAGTCTTGACGAAGCAGTCTTAGATGTCTTAATCGGTGAGTCCACCGAAGAAGACGAAGAAGTCATCGCTGAAGATGCAGAAGAAGAAACTGAAGATGAAGATATCGTTGAAGAAGTCGAAGAGACTGAAGAAAACGAAGAAGAGTCTTTAGAAGAAGCTAAGCATTCTAAAAAGATGAAGAAAGAAGAAGAAGACGAAGAAGACGAAGACGAAGACGAAGAAGAAGATGAGGAAGAAGAAGAGGAGAAAGCTCCTAAAACTAAATCTGAATCTTTAAATCGACTCTATAAGGAAATGAAAGGAATGAAGAAGTCTCAACTTGAGGCAACTCTTGATTCTATTACTGATATGCTTACCGCACAGCATGAAAATGTAGAAGATGACGCTGAAGATGCTAATGCAGCAACTGTAGCAGCTATCAAAAAGTCTGCAAACGATGCTAAAGGTAAAACTAAAGGTGATTTACTTTCAGCTGCTTATGGAATGATGAAGAATATGAAGAAACATAATCTTCAGTCTAACTACGGTAAAATGATAAAAGCTATGAAACACATCAAAACAGGTAAGATGGATGAATCATTCGATCTTGAATCTGAAATTGATTTGTTAACAAAAGCTGATTCTAACTTGACGGAAGACTTCAAGAGCAAAGCTCAGGTAATCTTTGAAGCAGCTATTAATAATAAAGTTGCTGAGATCAAAGAAGGCCTAGAAGCTCAATACGAAGCTGACCTTCAAGAAGAGCTAGGACACGTTCGAGAAACTCTAGTAGAGAAGATTGACGATTACCTAACTTATGTAGTTGAAGATTGGGTTGAAGCTAATGCTGAAACTGTCGATGCTGAACTTCGTTCTGAAATCACTGAAGACTTTATGAAGGGACTTCATTCTCTATTCGTAGAGAACTATATTGATGTTCCAGAGTCTAAGCGTGATCTCGTGTCTGATCTATCAGAAGAAAACACACTTGTTAAGGAATCTCTTGATCAGGCAGAGTCTGATAAAGAAGACTTACAAGAAAAATTAGAAGAGTTACTTCGTGAAAAGATCATTCGTGAAAATTCATCTGACATGACTTCTACACAAGTTGAAAAACTTGTTAACATGCTTGAAGGTGCTGAGTTTATAAGTGAAGAAGACTTCGCTGAAAAGGTCAAGACACTAAAAGCAACTTTCTTTGGTGAAACAGAGGAGGTTAATGAAAGTGCTTCAACATCAGGTGATGTAGAAGTAATCGTTGAGGGACAACCAGACGTAGATAAAACTGTTCCAGCTGGAATGGCTAACTACATAAATGCATTGTCTCGTATGGAAAAAAATAGTTCAATCATTTCATAACAAGAAATAATAACAACAAGGAAAACAATTATGTTTAACGCAGACGCAGAAATGAAAAAGTGGGGCGCGGTTCTCGATCACGAGAGTGCACCTGCTTTTAAAGATCAGTATCGTCGCGCTGTAACTGCTAAACTCTTAGAAAATACTGAGAAGGAAATGGTACAGCAAGGACAAATTACTGAGGGATCATTAACAGTCGGCGCAGGATCAGTTGGTGTTGCAACCACTGCTGGCTCTGGAGCTGGATTTGATCCAATTCTTATCTCTATGGTAAGACGTGCAATGCCTAACTTGATTGCGTATGATATAGCTGGTGTACAGCCTATGTCAGCACCAACAGGTTTGATATTTGCAATGAAATCACGACAAGTTACGAATTCAGGAAACTCAAGTGCTAACGCATCTCCTGGCTCGACTGAAATCTTGTTCGATGAAGCTAACACTGGATTCACAGCAGATAATGCAACAGCATCAGCTGCAAGTGATCCGTTCTCACCAGATGCTGGTCAGACTACAGCAGACTTCACTGGCCCTGGTGCGGCTGAGAGATACCATGATGGTTACTCTCCTAATGGTGGTGTGGCCACTGCAACTGCTGAAGCTGATGATTCATTCCCAGAAGCTGGTTTCTCTATCGAAAGAGCAACAGTTACTGCAAAGACTCGTCAGTTGAAAGCTGAGTACTCAATGGAATTAGCACAAGACTTGAAAGCAGTTCATGGTCTTGACGCTGAGTCTGAATTAGCAAACATCCTTTCAGCTGAAATCTTAGCTGAAATTAACCGCGAAGTTATTCGTACAATTAACTTATCAGCTAAAATCGGTTTAGGTAACTTAACTGAGCATGTTGGTAACGGATCAGGTGTCTTCTCATTATTGAACGACGCTGATGGACGATGGATGGTTGAGAAATTCAAATCATTAGTATTCCAATTAGAAGTTGAAGCTAACCAAATCGCTAAAGAAACGCGTCGAGGTAAAGGTAACTTCTTAGTGTGTGGTTCTAATGTTGCTTCAGCTTTAGCTGCAGCAGGTGCACTAGACTACTCAATGGCAGCTGCTAATTCAGAGTTAAATGTTGACGACACTGGTAATACATTCGCTGGTACAATCGGCGGACGTATAAAGGTATATGTTGACCCATACACAACTCAGAATTATTGTACAGTTGGATATCGAGGACAAAACCCATTCGATGCTGGTTTATTCTACTGTCCTTACGTTCCATTAACTATGGTTCGTGCGGTAGATGAAAATTCATTCCAGCCTAAAATGGCATTTAAGACTCGTTACGGTCTACAGCAACACCCATTCGTTAACACTGCAGCAGGAATTACTGCAAATGCTAACCAATACTTCCGTAAGTTTGTTGTCACTGACATTAACACTGACTAATAATCAAACGTACGATTAATTAAGGGGGCCTCGAAATGAGGCCTCTTTTTTTATATAAATAAGAATATGGCTACTAATAACAATCTATCAGATAATTTAAATTTCTTAGCACCAAACGGTTTTCGACTATCTATCAATCGAGAAAAGTTTGCTAATACGGAATTTTTCGTTACACAGTTTTCTTTACCAACTTTAAACCTTGGTGAGACACAAGTTAACTTTAGAAATGCAGTTGGATATGTTTCAGGTGATACTGTAACATTTGATCCCATAACACTTCGAATAGCAATCGATGAAACTATGGCTAACTATACAGAAATAAATAAATGGATAATAGATAACGAAACTAAGATTGAAAAACATGATATGATACTTTCAATTTTATCAAGTCATAATAATCAAAACAAACAAATACAATTTTCAAACGCTTTTCCTACTTCATTAGCTGGAGTGGAATTTAATACTGCAACAACTGGTGTTGAGTATTTACAAACAGACATAACATTTAGATATGATAGGTTCAAAATTATAAAATGACATTAGATGATATTATGGAGATGTGGAAGACCGACACAAAAATTGACGATCTTGCACTCGATGACGAAACAAAGAAAACTTCAAAACTTCACTCAAAGTATCTTGAGTTAGTAAATGTAACAAGATTACAGTTAGCTAAATTAGATTCCGATCTTAATACACTTAGAAAAGATAAGTGGTTATACTATACAGGTAAAATGACCAAAGAACAAATGGATTTAAAAGGCTGGGCCTATGATCCATTCAACGGCGGAACTAAACCTCTTAAATCAGAACTCGAATACTATTATGAGTCTGATGCAGATATGGTAAAGATAAGACAAAAGATTGAATATCAAAAAGCAATTGCTAATACTCTTGAAGAGATTATGAATAATCTACGATGGAGACATACTCACATTAAAAACATACTTGACTGGAAGAAATTTGTATCAGGTACATAAAGTAGATGAAGTTTCTTTACGCGTAACTTCCCCCGATGATTCAGGTTCTATAAGAGAACTTGGTGAACACTTTACCTTTTTTGCAGAAGGGTATAAATTTATGCCTGCATATCGTAATAAGGTATGGGATGGAAAGATACGTTTATTTAATATGAGAGATCAAACTCTTCCACATGGTCTACTTGAGCAATTTTTAAGATTTGCTGAAGAAAGAAATTATAAATGTGAATTACCTGATGACCTAACTAAAGCTACTTGGACTAATAAAGAAGAGCTTACTAGATGGATTAATGGTAAAGATCATTTAGATTTAAATCTTGCAATCGGTGGTGAACCTGCTGAAGCTAGAGATTATCAGGTAGATGCAATTACTCATGCTATTAAAAATCAAAGAGCTGTCTTAGTATCTCCAACCGGCTCAGGGAAGTCTCTTATTATCTATGCACTATCTCAATGGTTTCTTAATCAAACAGGGTCAAAATTTTTAGTTATAGTTCCGACTACTTCTTTAGTTGAGCAAATGTATAAAGACTTTTTAGATTATGGTGGTTATACACCACATGGTACAATCGGTTATAGAGTTACCGAAGAAGATATACATCGTATATACTCAGGTAAAGAAAAATTTAATATTGATGCTAGAATAATAATTACTACTTGGCAATCTATTTATAAACTTCCACCTTCTTGGTTTGAAGATATAGGAATGGTTGTTGGAGATGAGGCACACCAATTTAAAGCTAAATCATTAACTACAATAATGAGTAAACTAAAAAATGCATGGATGCGAATAGGAACTACAGGAACATTAGATGGTTCACAGGTACACGAGTTAGTTTTAGAAGGTTGTTTTGGGCCAGTATATAAAGTAACTACAACAAAAGCTCTTATTGACTCTGATACACTTGCACAGATTAAAATAGAAAGTCTTGTTCTTAAATATAGTGAAGAGGTTCGTAAAACATTTGGTAGAAAAAAATACCAAGAAGAAATAGATTTTATTGTATCACACGAGAGTAGAAATAAATTTATAACAAACCTTGCCTTAGATCAAAAAGGTAATACTTTAGTATTATATAATCTAGTTGAAAAGCACGGTAAGCCATTATATAAATACATAAGTAAGAAAGGTACGAAAAGAAAAGTATTTTATGTTTCGGGTGCAGTAAATGCCGATGAAAGAGAAAAGATCAGAGAAATCACTGAAAAAGAAAAGAATGCTATAATCGTGGCTTCTGTGGGTACATTCTCGACAGGTATTAACATCCGTAATTTACATAATATAATCTTTGCCTCTCCAACGAAGTCTCATATAAGAGTTCTTCAATCGATAGGTAGAGGTTTAAGAAAATCAGATAATGGACAGATAACTGTAGTATACGATTTAGCAGATGATCTATCTTGGAAAACAAGAAAAAATTATACACTAAATCATGCGATTGAACGAGTAAAATTATATGCTCGAGAAAAGTTTAACTTTAAAACGCATGAGGTGCCACTATGACAAATGAACTAAGAAAAGATATCGAGGCAAAAGCTATCTTTACCTATCATCTAGTTGATGGTAGTCATATTGTAGCAGAAGAAGTTGATTACGATATTACTAATCAAATTGCTTGTATATTATCTCCGATGGAACTAATAGACGAAAACAACGGTTACTCGTTTAGAGAATGGTCAGTAATTGAGCCTGGGCAGGTAGTACATCTAAGAGATAACAAGATTGTAGCTCAGAGCAAAGCTCCGTTTAAGTTAAAGAAGTTATATCTTGAGTTTAATCTTTTAGCAAAGATGCACGAGCTCTTAAGTAAGGATGAAATTAAGAATATTGCTGCTGCTGTTGATTCTAAAGATGGTTCTTCTATATTTGGATCAGCTTATAAATTTAAGAATAAGAAAAAGACAGATGATTACATCGGTTGGGACGGATATCCCAAGCCTTGGCCACCTGAGGAAGATATAGACATATAGGAGGCAAGAACTCCTGTCTGACTCAAAACAATTATAATGGAATTGTCAAGTGTTGTAAAGTAAAAAAATGCATTATTTTTATTTACTTTTACCTCATGATTTGATATATTATATACACAATGAAAAGAAAAAAAGAACACTACGTTAATAATAAAGAATTCAGTCAAGCTGTAGTTGATTATGTTACAGAAGTAAGAAAAGCACGCGATAAGAAAAAGGATGAGCCAATCATTCCTAATTATATTGGTGAGTGCTTCTTAAAAATTTGTGAAGGTCTATCACATAAACCTAATTTTATTGCATATACTTATCGAGAAGAAATGGTAATGGATGCAGTAGAGAATTGTGTTAAAG